TGAAGAAATGAAAAAACAAGATAAGATTAGATTTGATAAATTAAGACAAATCGGTTGTATAGCCTGTTCTAAAAGAGGTCTTTTTTCGGAGCCTGTAATACATCATATTAGAAAACATACAGGCTTGGGTTTAAGACCACCACATACTGATACAATACCTTTATGTCCACAACATCATAATATGGGGAATGAATCAGTACATTTAAATAAAAAAAAGTTTTATTCTTTATTCGGAACAGAGTATGAACTTTTAGAAGAAACAAATCAAAAAATCAAACAACTAGAAAAGGAAGATATATTTTATGACAAAGGAAACGAATAAATTTCATGCATTACAATTATTTACAGATACATTTACTGCTGAAACTGTCCATTTAACTAACGAAGCTATAGGAATATATATTAGACTATTAAGCTTTGCATGGACTAAAAATGCTAAACCCTTTACTACTGAAAATGCTTATAGAATTTGTCAATGTAAAACAGATGATTGTTGCATAAATGTCTATGAAGTTTTGCAAGAATTTTTTATATTAAATACAGAAGATAAAGAAAATCGTAATAAAAATACATGGACACAAAAGAGATTAGTACATGAACATGAGTATTTAACTAATAAATACAATGCTAGAGCAGAAGCTGGTAAAAAAGGGGGTCTAGCAAAAAGAGATTTAGCTACAAGCAAAACTCAAGCACCTATACCTATACCTAAACCTATACCTAATGATAAATATGATAGTCAGTTTGAGCAAGCTTGGAAAGATTTATTAAAAAAAAGAGGTTCTAAATATAAGGCTCATGAAATATGGCTTAAATTATGGAGTAAAGGAATATTAAAAGAAACAGACTTTCCTATGTTAATTAGTAGTTATAATTCTCAAATTAGAGAAATAGAGGATAATAAATTTATTCCTCATTTTTCTACTTGGTTATCTCAAAGAAGATGGGAAATTTCAGATGACGAAGAAAAAGTTCAAGATATAATTTCTAGGCTTAAAAAACTAGGATATGTTCATTATGCTACAGATGGTACATTTGAGAAATTTAGTAAAGATGGTAAATATTATAAAATAGATAGATTAGATGAAAAACATCAAATTCAATTAATTCAATGAAAGCTTTATTAAGAATATTTAGGTATTGCAGAATAAGAATAATTAAATTAAGTATTGAAAATAGACAACTTAAACTGCAAATAGAATATTTAAGGGCTACATTGAATAAAGATGAATATACGAAGCATTAAATATGGCAGAAAAAAAATTAAAATTAAATATGAAATATTAAAAAATTTATATGGATTTTATGAGCCTAATAAAAACTTGCTTGTATTTGATAAAAGGGTAAAAGGAATAAAGTTGTTTAATACGATAATGCACGAATTATTTCACATAATAATTAATCATTCAGGAATAGATGTAAATGGTAGAGGAGAAGAACCTATAGCACAAGCTATTGGAGATGGTTATGAAAAAGTATTTAAACAAAATCCTAATCTATGGAAATTACTAACTAAACTATTAAAAGGATAATATGGAAATAATAGAAATGGATATAAATGAGATTAAACCTTATAAGGATAATCCTAGAGAAATTTCACAAGAAGCAGTTAAAAAAGTTAAAAATTCTATATCAGAATTTGGAAATAATCAACCTATCGTAGTAGATCAAAATAATGTTATTGTTGTAGGTCATACTAGATGGAAAGCATTAAAACAACTTAATAAAACTAAAGCTTTTGTAATTAAAAAAGAATTTGATAAAAATAAGGCAGTTGCTTATAGAATTATGGACAATAGATCAGGTGCTGAATCTAAATGGGATAAACAATTACTTATGTCCGAGTTGCAAGTTTTAAAAGACGATAAGTTTGATTTAGATTTAACAGGCTTTGATGCTTTAGAATTAAAAGACATTATGTTAGATAAAGATTTATTTGAACCTACAGATAAAGATGATCAAGGAAAGCTAGATCAAGACACAAAAGAAGTATGTCTAGAATGTGGTCAAGTTATTAATGGATAAAGAATTGTTTATTGATTATTGTAGTTATGAAGCTTCTAAATATGCAGTATTAAATTATCATTATTCTAAAGCTATGCCATCTGGGAAATTAGTTAGATTTGGAGTTTGGGAAGATAAAGAATTTATAGGTTCAGTTTTATTCGGCTCTGGGGCTAACCCTAATATGTCTAAAGTAGTTAATCTTACACCTTATGAAGTATGTGAGTTAGTTAGAGTTGCTTTAAATAAGCATAAAAACCCTGTATCTAAAATAGTTTCATTCTGTATGAAGAAATTAAAAAAAGATTTTCCTAATATAAAAGCAGTAGTAAGTTATGCTGACCCTATACAAAATCATAAAGGTAAAATATATCAGGCTATGAATTGGCTATATTTAGGCGAAACTAAAACTGCTACTCACTATATGCTAGATGGTAAATTTTATCATTCTAGATCACTTAATCAAAAAAATAGAGAAAATGAGACATTTGATAGAAGTGCTTATGAAAAAGTTTATTTAAAAAAGTATAAATATATTTACTTATTTGATAAAGGATTAAAGAAACAATTAAATGAAACATTAAAACAATATATTGCGTAGGCTTTAGAAAGGCTAGGTGGTACCCCCATTTAGATAGATGGTGCAATTCCAATCCCTACGCTCCACACTTGAAATAAAGTTAAAAAAGGACATAATAAGGCATATGGCAAGACCAATGAAAAAAATAGATGAAGAAGCAGTGAAGAAATTAGCACAATTACATTGCACTTTTGATGAGATTGCAGAATTTTGTGAGGTATCTACAAAGACTTTACAAAGGCATTATGTCCACCTTATAAAAAAGGGACGAGAGATGGGCAGAATAAGTTTAAGGAGAGCACAATTTGAGAAAGCTTTATCAGGTAATGTTGTTATGCAGATATGGTTAGGAAAGCAACATTTAGATCAAAGAGATAAGATAGAACAAACAAACTTTAATGAGCCTTTACCACTAATTATAAATGCTAAACCAGAAGAAATAGAAGATGGCAAAAAAAAAGGGTAATGTATTTGGTGCAGTTATAGAATACACTAAAACTGAAAAAGGTACATCTATAGGAAGAAGACCTATAACTTCTACAATGAATAAAAATACAAGACGACAAAAAGGTAAAGGTAAATATCGTGGACAAGGAAAATAAAAGATCAAATTTTTATCCTAATGGAGAGATAATAGATTATTCACTACCTCAATCTTTTCATAAGAGTTTAAAAGCAGAAGCTTGTGGTAATTGTGGTTTATATTCTAATAAAAGATCATTCTGTGGTAGATGGGGAAGCAAAGGTGTTAAAGATACTTATGTTTGTCACGAATGGCGAAAAAGATTTTTTAAGAGATAAAACTTCAAATTAGAAACATAATGTGATATTTATGCCACTATGGCTAAATATAAAAACAGAACTGTTAAACTTAACAAACCTATGCGTGGAGATGTTAAGAAATTTAAAGTCTTTGTAAAGAACAGAAAGACAGGCAGAGTAGTTAAAGTAAATTTCGGAGATAAGAAGCTATCTATTAAAAAAAATATTCCAGCTAGAAAAAGATCATTTATGGCAAGATTTAGACCTATACTTGCTAAAGCAAGAAGATCAGGCAAACAATTAAATACAACCCCTGTATATTGGGCAGTTAAATCATGGCAAAAAGGGTTTAAGCTATGATTGATAAATACATTATAAAATTTTTAACATTTTTAGATAATACATTTCAAGCTATAGCAAAGCTTTTTATTAAACCTAAAAAGAAAAAAAAATGAGAGACACTAAAGTTCTTGAATCTTTTAAGAAACATGCAGAAAAGAAATTAAAAGAAATGAACTTATTTAGATATTTAAAAAAAGAAGTAGAAGCTAATGCTAATGGTACAAGAGAATATGTAATTAAAAAAGGTATTAACAAAGGTAAAGTTGCTAAATGAGGATAAATATGAATTATTATTTTACAGGGATATTAATTATCCTATTTTGCTTGTTAGCATTTATAAAACCAGCATATCCTGATGAAACACAAAATAATACATCTGGCTCAAACACTATGATTGATGGTGGTTATACATCTAACGCTACTACAAATTACCAATCAGGCTCATCATCAAATACTACAACGAACTCT